CCCCGTGAATCATGCCGCTAGGGCTAACTCAGGTGCAAAGTTATCGTTTGCATTTGTGTTTTGTAAACTTGCCTACCTGTCGAAACCTATTTCGCCCCCATCATAAGCACTCTGTTTAGTTCTTTACGATCCGCCCTCGTCAGGTTGGGATAGAGTGCTTATGGTGGAGGCGTCCGGTACCGCCCCGGAGTCCAAATACGCTTTGTAACGCCTACAGGTTATTTATAACAGTTTATACTTTAGATGTCAACCGCTTTTTTGCTTGGCGTTTTTGCCCAGGCTGCTTCAAATCCTAACTCGCCATATACTGCTCTTTCGTGGTTGCCCCACAAGCGTCTAAAGTAAGATTCATATGTGTCGCGAATATCTTTTTCGTTCCAAGATTCAGGAATGAGTTGACCTTTGACTAGCCAGTAAAAGCGATTAGCTTCTTTGAGTTCAAAATACGTCATACTAATATTTACAAAAAGAAAGGATTATAACGCTAACATACGTTATAATCCTATCAAGTTCCAGCCGTGATTGGCTATTGCATTTAAGATAATAAAAATGCCGACAAAAAGCTCGAACCCCACAATAAGAGTACGAATGATTGCAACTCTGTCAGCTCTATCGTCGTCTTCATATGCTTTTGCTCCTAGGGCCTTAGCCCACAAAGACCACATTACATTGTGTTCTTTTTCTCTTGGATTTCTGCTCTACGTGTTTTTGTAAGTTTGCCTAGATCACCTAGTGCTTTACGAGCTCTAGCGGCTGCTGCCTTAACACCTTTTTCTTCAAATGTTACAGATTCTTGTACATAAGTTTGAAATGCATGTAAAATCTGTTCATGTTGTGTTTGTTCACTCATTAGTTTTCTCCTGTAACTATATCGTATATTTCTTTCCAGTTAAGTACTTTAGTAATACCTTCTGGAACTGTTTCGTGCATGTTATGGCCATGCTCCATTAGTATTGGTCGAAGTCCAAACTCTTTACCTACTATAGCATTTTCAAGTTTATCTTCAACCCAATAATAGTTTGTACCATTGTATGTTACAAGTATTTCATCTTTGTCTGCACCTGTATCTAAACATACAACTTTTTCAAATGCTGTTTTACCAAAAAGTTTTTGTAAGTTCATTTCACGTAACTTACCTGCATTTGGATCAGTACTTAAACTAGTTATGCAATGAAAAACATATCCATGTTCTTCGTGGAGTCGTTTTACATAAAACATTGCATCACGAAGTGCTGGCAAAAATCCTATTGCTGCACTTTCATTAAAGATTTTGATTAGTTGTTTACCCTGCTCTTTTGTGATACCGTATCGTTCTCCGATATCATATAACAAGTTACCATTTTCGATTGAGGTGTGTCCGTGTTGTTCCATCCACACACCGAATGCCCATTCCCAGTTTAGTAGTACACCATCTGCGTCTACAAGTATAACTTTGTTATTCATTAACATTGCCTTTCTCTTATTGCCTTATTTTATACTTTATTATAACTTCGTTTTTACAGTTTGTCAAGTCTAAACTGTATAACCACTTTGCCTTAATATCTGTACAAATTCTGCGTACATACTTGCTCTGCCGCCGCTTGGACCCCAGCATCTTTTAGCTCCAATATCGGCATGCATAAAGCTATTATAACATCCAATACCTGTAAAGCCTGCTTCTATTGCTTTTTGAATAAACTGCTTTTTACCTTCTGTTCCTGACAGTGGCCATTGTATATCAATAGCCTTTCTCTGTACGTGCATACTGTTACGTGCGCCGCCTATCCTAGCATTGTATTCAGGTGTGCGATATCCACTATTCAAACGTAAAGGTCTACCTATTGCTTGTGCAAGTGCTATTGCTTTCTCTCTTACTTCTGGAAGCACATTTGGGTTAACGTGTGATTGCCACTCTAACCATTCACTAGGTTCTACTGCGCCTGTTGGTGGAGGTGTTCCTACTGCATCATCGCCTTGTGCTTGCGCTGCACTACCAGGTGCAGGTTGTACACCTGTTTGACCTGTTATAGGGTTTACACCATCAGGATTACCTCCGCCATAAGATTCTAGTGCTTCGTTCTGATCCGGATCTCCACCTAGTGCAAGTTCGTTTGCACGATCTTCTAGTATCATTCTAGCCATGTCATCGTTGATCATTACAGTATCAGGTATACCTAATGCAGCCGCTACTGCACCTCCCATTGTAGGGCCACCATTAATGAAGACATTTGACGAGCCGGTTACTGCTCTATCACCGTCACTATCTACATCGCCTACTCTATGTGCTCTTGGCATTAACCTACTCCTGTTCCGTCTTCTTGTGTGTATGCTGGCGGCGGTGCATCTCCGCCACTGTTAATATCGTTTAGTATATCTTGTATTGTACGTGGTACAACATTACCTGTAACTGGATTCACAATGTCAGCATTTGGATCACTGTTTGGCACTGCTGTTCTATCCTCTGGACGAGGTGCAGGCCAACGTTTTTTACTTGCGGCAAAGTCTGGTAACTGATCTGGTGGTCCGCCAACTGGTCCAGGTGTTGGCGTATTGTTGCTTAGTCTATGATAACCTATAGGACCGCCGTCTGCTACGTATGGGCTAGACACAGGCAGACTACCTCTTAAACCGTCATCTGGAGCATTAGTTACTTTTGCTTCTTTGTAGTACAATCCATCTACTCTAAATATACTTCTAGGATCATCGTTGTCAATGTCTTGAGCGATACCTAATGCCAATAATATATCTTCTCTTGTTTCTGTATCTTCACCACTTGGTGCTGCTACACCTCCCGAGCCTCCAGTAAGTCCAGTACCTCCTGTAATGTTTTGACGTATTCTTTCTGCATCATTTGCTCCGGCTGCACTCATACTAATCGCTAACATTGCACGTTGGAAATCGTTTAATACTCCATTCGTAACAACACCTTTTTCTGAATCTTCAACTCTGCGTCTAATAAGTCTTATATCGTCTCTTATACCTGTTAGTGCTGAAATAATACGATTGTATTCCGGCGTCATGTCTATATGATGATACGGATCTGGCATTATGCATTACTCCTTGGTGTCATTAGTTCTTTCATATATTGTGGAGCGTTTGCATAGTTTGTGCTTGTACCTGTTGCACTTCCTCCGCCCCATGTACGTGTTGCAATAACCCCAGATATTGCACCTTGTAGTTGTCCTATCCAACCAATGTCTACGTGTATGACATTGTCACTCATGTAGCCATTACCTTGACCGATACCTGTTGCTCCAGCGTCTCTAGCTGCTCGCATAAATCTCATCATGATTGCAAGGTCAGCCGGATTAGCTCCTTGTAGTTGTCTACCATTAAAGTCTGGTGTATAAAGTGCAACATCAGCACCATAACCTTTATCGTGCCTATTCGATCCTGTTCTGTTTACACCGTCTCTGCCGCCTTCACTGACAGGAACTTGCCCGCCGCTTGTAATAATAACATCAACTCCTGCTTCTTGTGCAGCCGCATCGAGTATGTCCATTAGCTGTTGCTGAATAGGCAAGTTACGTTTACCGCCTTGGTTACCATAGCGAACATTGCCTGTCGCTTCTCCACTTGCTTCTATAATATCACCTAGTGCTGCTTGCGGTACATTTACAGTTCTTCCATCTGATGTTGTTACAGTTGGTGCACCTGCATATCCTGCTGGTCTAACTTGAGACCCGCTGCCGCCCAAAAAGCCGCCGCCGCCACCGGCGTTTTGTAGAGTTGAATAGTTAGATGTACTTGTGTTTGAAAAGTCTGTAGGAGTTCCTAGTTCAGCATTTATGAAATCAACTATGCCACTTTCCTGTAGATTCTGTTCTAGAGCTGCTTGGGCTGCAATATTTGCAGGATTATTTGCTACAGTGTCTGCTTGACGAACATATGCACCTTTATCTTCGTCATCTAATCTATCAGTAATAATCCTAATGTCAGATTCCATATCTTCAAGTAAACTTGCTATTTCTGCAAGACACGCCTGATGTGCTAAGTCATAATCAATATGAACATGATCGGGTGGACTACTGCCCGGATCAGTATCAACATCAGGATGGTTTACTGTAGTTTGACCTACACCTTCAACTTGAGATTGTGTAAACTCGTTAGGGGTTGAACTTGCTGACATCTAAACTCCTTGTTTTAGATGGCAATACCTGTTGTGTTTTGTACGTATTGACTTGCCATCTCTTTTTCTGTTTTTGCAATCATTAATATTACACTTTTATTTAGTACCACATCAGCATCTGCTTTTAAGGTAAAGGCAAACGGTCCTAGTCCAATGCCTTGTTGTGTTGCCATAATAGCCATTGGTTTGTTTACTTTAACTGTTTTATCTGTTTCTTCTACAAGTCGTGCAACAATCTCTTCAGTAAGAGTTTTAATGGTGATAGTATCACCATTTTTATAAGGTGCTTCGATTAACATTATAATGTGTGTCCTGTTCCGTTATAGTTAGTTTCTTCTAGGTATGTGCCTAGTTTGTCGTATCCGCCGATGCTAGTTCCGTTTACTTTGATCTGTGGGAAAGTACGTGCTCCTGGGAACATTTCTAATACTTCTTCGCGAGTAAAGTCTGTGTCAAGTTGATAATACTTGAAAGGTAGCTCACGCATTTCGCATAAACGCTTTGCAGCATCACAGTGCGGACATGCTGGCTTTCCGTAAATTTCTATCATAAACTAAATCCTTTAAGTTTTTCTTTATCGACATCTTGCTTGATGCCTCCAATAATATAGGACTCTACTTCTGTTTCTTGTGGTGCAACCTGCAAGCCTGAACTTGACAACCAATGCTGTGTCCAAGGTAGTGGGTTAGTGTTTACTGGTGCATCAAAGATAGCATCTAAGTTTAATGCTTTAAGTCTACGGTTAGCAATGTATTCAACATATTGATTCAATAGGTTAGTATTCAATCCGATCATAGAACCGTCTTTGAACAAGTATTCTGCCCAAGCCTTTTCTTCTTCAACACATTCGCGCCATAAGTCATATACTTCTGCTTCGCACTCTTTAGCAACCTTAGCCATTTCTGGATCGTCTTTACCTTGTGCCCAAAGTTTAAGAACGTGTGTGCTTAGTGCTAGATGTTGTGCTTCATCACGGGCGATAAGGCTAATAATCTTAGCACTACCTTCCATTAGTTTTAGTTCGCCAAAGCCAAATGTGCAAGCAAATGACACGTAGAAACGAAGACCTTCTAAGATATTTACAGTCATCATAGCAAGGTAAAGTTTCTTTTTAACTTCATGCATTGAGCCTTCACCGCGGTGAATAAATGCATCTACTGCTTCAGTAAATGCATCATAGTGTTTGGTTACACTTACTGCACGTTCGATAATCTTTTCATCATCAAGGATTGTGTCAAAAACTTCACTTGGATCTGGATACACATTTTTCATAATGTGTGTATAAGAACGTGAGTGAATAGTTTCAAAGAAGTCCCAAGTAACAATACAACCTTCTAGTTCAGGAAGTGAACAGTGTGGAAGAAACGCTAGACATGGTCCGCGTCCTTGTACTGAGTCAAGTAGTGTTTGATACTTTAAGTTAGCAGTAAAGATGTGCTTCTGCTCAGGACGGAAGTTAGCATAATCTGCTCTATCTTTCTGCAGGCTTACTTCTTCAGGTCGCCAAAAGTAACCAAGCATAGTTTGGTTAAGTTTATCGAACACAGGAAACTTAAATGTGTCGTAACGCTGTGTGTTTTGATCTGCTCCGAAGAACATATTTTGCTTTGTAAAGTCTACTTTTTCTCTATTGAATACTGTCTTTGACATCGTTAATCCTATTGTTGTGTTATACTACTATATACTAACTGTGGTTGCCTGTCAACCATTAAATTGCACAGGCTTCACACATTTCGTCATCTTCAGTAGACAGTCCCTGAGGCAGTTCTACTTGTGGCTTTTCTTCTTCAATATCACTTGGATCGGTTTTATAATCGTAAGTGTTTTGATAGTAACTTGTTTTCCATCCATACTTATAAGTGTTTAACAAGTCTTGCATCATTACACTCATCGGTACCTCATTGTCTGGATACTGTGTTGGGTTGTATGACCAGTTACCGCTAATAGCCTGATCAAAAAACTTTTGCATTACCGCAACTGTATTGATATAACCTTCATTACTAGGCATATCCCATAGTAATGTATAGTGATTCTTTAGAGTTTGATACTGTGGAACAATCTGCTTAAGAGGCCCTTTCTTGGACTTCTTAACGGACAGGTAGCCTCTAGGTGGCTCGATTCCGTTTGTTGCGTTCGACACAACGGAACTGCTTTCTGATGGCATCTGTGCGGACAAAGTTGAGTGCCTGAGCCCGTGTTCCTTGATGCTATGTCTAAGAGTATCCCAATCATAGTTTAAGTTATTTGCTACAATATTATCTACATCCTTCTTGTATGTGTCAATAGGAAGGATGCCGTCACTGTATTTAGTGCGGTCGAAGTACTCACAAGCACCACGCTCTTTAGCAAGATTGTTTGATGCTTTTAGCAAATAGTACTGGAATGCTTCTGTTAGATCATGTACTAGTTTCCATGCTTCTGCGTCTGCGTAGTTTACTTTGTTCTTAGCAAGATAGTGTGCTAGTCCAATGTAACCAATACCTAGTGAACGTCTTGCTTTAGTTGAAATCTCTGCTGCCTTAATAGGATAGTGTTGATAGTCAATAATCTCTTCTAGCGCACGAACTGCAAGATCACATAGTTCTTCTAGATCATCTAGGTCTTTGATAATGCCTACATTGATAGCACTTAAAATACATAGAGCAATCTCTCCATTCTCGTCATCAATGTGCTGTAGTGGCTTTGTAGGTAGTGTAATCTCTTGACATAGGTTACTCATGTACACTGTGTCTTTGAAACTGCTATGTGTGTTGCAGTGATCAACATTCATAATGTAGATACGTCCTGTTTCTGCACGTTCTTTGATTAGTGCTGAGAACAGTTCCATCGCATCAATCTTTTTCTTTTTAATGCTTGTTTTACGCTCATACTGCTCATACAGCTCTTTAAATGCATCCGGGTCACCAAAGTATGCTTCATATAGTCCTGGAACATCATGCGGTGAAAACAAGGTAATTTCACCTCCGCTAAGGAGGCGTTCGTACATTGTTTTGTTAAGTTGGATTGAGTAGTCTAGTTTACGAACACGATTGTCTTCTGTACCTTTGTTGTTTTTCAGCACAAGGATGTCTTCAATCTCTTGATGCCAAAACGGGAAGTGTGTAGTAGCACTGCCACCACGCACACCATTCTGTGTACAGCAACGTACAGTTGATTCAAACTTTTTAAGGAACGGAATAATGCCTGTGTGTGCTACTTCACCGCCTCTGATTCTTGAGTTGACTCCTCTGATACGTCCTGCGTTAATACCGATACCAGCTCTTTGAGCTGTGTATCTACCGATGGACATGTCTGACGCAAAGATCGAATCGAGTGTGTCGTCACTGTCAACAAGCACACAAGAGGCAAACTGCCTA